CCCTCAATAAAATGTGTTTTAAGACCTAACGCAATAGCATCAGGAACAGAATGAACTTGAGTTCCTTCGCTCCATACAGGGCAACAAACAATGCCATTCAATTGTTGATGTATTGTCTCAGGCATAATATTATTTCTCAGGCATAAAGAAACAAGCCGTGAAATAGCTTCTAAATAAGCTGAATCACACTGACCAGATTTACCTATCTGAGAAAATACCTCAAATGGTACACCATCATTAGAATTCAATGTCATGAAAAGTTTACCGTGACCAGTGGTAATCCTAGAGGTGACTCCTTGCACTGATTCAGGTCGAACTAATACAGCACTACTACCACTAGTAGAAGAACCAGTATCCCCAATAGACGAAACTAATACTTCTCGTTCTCGACTCCCTGCACGATAAACAGTGATTCCCTTACACTTTAAATCACCAGCCATCATGTAAGCATCCCAAACATCTTGCTCTGTAGCACTATTAGGTAGGTTAATAGTTTTACTTACACCAGAATCAATAAAATTCTGCCACATGGCTTGAATACGAATATGCCATGAATAACCCACTTCACCAGACGTAACAAATAAACTTCTCTCATGAGAATCGGAAAGCAAATCTTTAACGTCATGACCCTCAGAGATATATTTCTCTATAGAGTTTCCATTATTATCAAATAGATGGGAAACACGAGTCTTCAAATCTTCGTGAATATAGTAAAGCTCAACCCCTTCAAGGGCAGCAGACATATTGTGTTTTTTAAATGCCAAATCAAATAGTGGCTCAATTCCCGAAGAACAATTTGCAATCATGGAAATGGTTCCAGTAGGTGCAATAGACCTACGCCATGCATTACGCATGTGTTTCCACTCCCCACCATTTTTAATATTTAAGGGACTTTCATCAAATGCAGGAAAATCCCCCTTAGCTTCCCCTAAAAGACACGATGCATTATCAGACTCTTCGGCTAGAATCTCACCCAATTTCATAGACCAATCAACTGACTCCTCACTATCATAAGGAACACCTAACTTGATTAGCATATCTGCAAAACCCATTACACCTAACCCGATTTTTCGGGTCTTTTTATTCATCTCAGAAGTTTCTTTAGTGGGATGAATATTTACATCTATTACGTTATCTAAAAAGCGAGTCGCTAACTGGATGACTTCTCTATAATGTTCAAAATCAAATTCCCCATTAGTCACTAATTTAGCTAGGTCTATACTACCCAAATTACATGATTCAGATGATAGAAGAGGTTGCTCCCCACATGGGTTTGTGGCCTTTATAGTCCCTAATGCTGGAGTTGTATTATCTGCATTCATACGGTCAAGCCAAACCATACCAGGCTCACCATTTAACCATGCTCCATGAATGATTTTAGAGAACACTTCTCTAGCCCTAATTAACTTACCTTCGACTCTACCACACGTATCCCAATCCATAGACTGACCCATACCATTTTCAGAGTCATTTACAGGGTGACGTTCACGACACATAGGCCAAGTCAAATGCAAATATTCGTCTTCTTTAACAGCATCCATAAAATTCGTATCTACACCTACAGATATATTGAAATTATGGATTTTACCTTCAGTAGTTTTACAACTAATAAATTCTTCAATGTCAGGAGAATAAACCTCTAGAACCCCCATATGTGCGCCATCTCGTTTCCCACCCTGAGTTATCATCGTACCCACTTCAGAGAGCATACGCAAAACCGCAACGGGGCCACATGCCTTACCATGAGTAGTAGTTATTGGGAATCCTTTAGGTCTAATATCTGAAAGAGAAAACCCTATCCCACCACCATATTTTTCTATCATGGCAGCATCATAAGCTGTTTGCATGATATTGCTCATACTGTCTTCAAGGTTCACTACATAACATGCGGAACCTGTTCCAGCACCTGTTCCCATATTCATCAACACTGGAGAATTTGGAAGAAAAATAAGCGGCATAAGTAGTTCATCTTTATACCGATTACCCCAATATTCAGATTCATCTTCGGCTTTAGAAACAGCAAAAGCTACTCGTGTAAACAACTCATCTGGAGTCCCCTCCTTTAAAGAACCATCAGCATTCTTTAAAAAATACCTACTCTCTAAAATATTCATTCCATTAGAAGTTACCGGGGATTCATAAGATAAAGCCAAATTCTGCATTACATAAACCTCAAAAATATAGTAGGGGTAGGCTAATTAACCAAAGGGGAAATTTCTCATTTCTTCATCAGGTTTCTCTAAATCAGAGGTTCCTTTTAACGAAAGAGAGCCAGCATAACAGGATAAGCAAAGAGACTTTTTTGCTATCCAAGCATTTTGACTGCCACAAACAGGGCAGACTTCTTCATTAGTCTCATCATTATACTCTGCATCAAACTTGGGTTCAAGCGAATTATCACTTGATTTTGGAGTGAAATCATTCATATCCCCCAGCAATGAAGTAGAAGAAGTTTCTTGCTCATAACATGCTAATAAGGCCATAGCAACAGAAAAGAAACTATCTCCATGACCTAGTGGTGTTTCTGGTGCTTTCAACTCATTATTCACACAAGTTATCTGAGAACGTTGTCGTTCATCTTGTATTAGCTCTAACCTACCTGAATTTACATATTCCTCAAAAACCTGAGCCATTTTACGTTTCTGCTTCAAAGTAAATGTTAAGGGGTTCCAGATATTGTCTAATCCCCTCTCTTCAAACTCCCCCCTAGTATTATCTACATAAGCTCTATCTAAATCAAAATTTTCAGCAACTAAATTCAAATGTGCTATTTGGTCTGTATAGTCCCAGTTATCTAAAAAGGATTGGTGCAATTCAGTTATGACTTTATTTTTAATTTTAAAAATAGCTAAATGAGATGGGTGACGTTTTTTACCTACATCAAATCCAGCAAAAACAAAATCAGCATCTATTTCATGTTTAGTATACGGGTCTAAAGATTCCAAAGAAGAATTTTCACAATTACTGATATCTTCATCATTCAAGTAACTCTCAGTACTCAAATACGGAGTGAGCATCATTTCAGATGCAAATGACTTTGGACGAATATTTTTTTGATGTAATAATTCTGCTTCCGTATAAAGTTCTGGCATCAAGACTCTTCTACCGGGAATTGGGTCTAGTGCTGGAAGAACTCGTGAAATGAAGCGTTCATCACCCTGTAGTTTAAATAGTAAATCTCCAGGCAACATAGGAGTACCAAGAACAATCACCGGAACATTCTTGTTAGGTATATACAGTGTTTCAGTATAAAACCACTCCTCAATTTTAGCGAGACTAGAAATATTCAGAGGGTTTTCAGGGTCACGCATAAGGTCATCACAAATAAGTGCGCCATTCAAATGCATACCACGTTTAAATGAAAAAAGACCGCCATGCATAACTTCAGCACGAGAACCGTTAACCAAATATCTAAACGAATAATCAGCATTAGGAGAACGGTCAGTCATCCAATCCATTAACTGAGGATTTCCACGTATATGGCGATTCATTTCAGAGATATGATAACGAGACATTCCATCGCTGTAAGAAAGATAAAGTATAGACATATCTTTAGGGGAATTTAAAATACGCCAAACACAAAAAGCATACCCCAAGATGGTCGATTTCATATGACCTCTTGGAAGTATACCAACATAATGTTTATTTTCTTCTAAAGCCCTTTGTACATCTTCACATATGACACCAACGTGCCATGCGTTGAAATAGCTTTGATGCTCGTAACCTTGACTCCAGATATCTCGTGTAAATTCCCAAAATGTACCTGTATTAATTGAGTTTTGATTATCTAGAGTATCTATAGCCTCTTTCAACCCATCTTCAAAAGTTACTAGGTTATCAGTTTTTCTGCTATATGTTCTAGGCATTGAACACCCTCAATAAAAATTATACGTCCTTATACTTCACTAGCAACTTCCTAAAATCTCCAGCTAAACTCTTTAACACGGCTTCATCATCAATATGGTTCAGAATGATAGACATACACTCCTGAACAAACTCAAGATTAATTAAACCACCACGAACTTTACGCTCCCCTTGAATACCTATGTCCATAGCCCTAGTTGCTTCCATCGCATCACCAAACTGCAATGTCTCTAGAGCGGAACGTCCTTTATCCGAAAGATATTTGTAACTATCCAGTTGTTTTTTCTGGTCAGTTACTATCTCATCATCATCCAGTTCAGAAAGTTTTTGAACAACAACAATTTGTTGTCTAGCTTTTAAATCTTCCCAATCATATTTCCGTTTCCAAGCGTAAAGAGTATTAGAACTAATATCTCTCCCAAACTCATCACTGAGAATCTCAGCCATCTTAGGGAATGAGTTACTCCCACCCAGATATAATTCTAACGCTCGTTTACGCTCTTCCTCAGTAGATGTTTGTGACCGCATTAAACATTACCTAATACCAAAAGCAGAACTTGGGTCAACTGGCCCTGGTATTATCCCCCCATATGGAGTTCCATCCGATTGCAACATCCTAGCAAAATCCATATGACCTTTGTATCCTTTATCAGACCGAACTGTACATATGGCATTTCTATGAACTACTTTCTCGTCTATACCATTACCGCCAATTACCTTCAACCTAATACCTATATCAGCCCTACCACAAACCCCATGAAATGAATCATCTTTAAAAGGTTTATGATTCTTACCACGATTCACAAAATACTCATATGGTAAGGATACGTTAAACAAACATTTATCATCGTTACAATACACAACCTTTGCGTATCGCTTTAGAACCTCAACACACTGGTCATCAGACTCACACTTACATGAAACCTCAGCATCTATGCAACACTGTCTAGACTCTATTTTTTTCTTAACCATACTACTCCAAAACACCCTGTGGTTCTTCAGGCTCGTTATCCACAAGTAAATCTCTAATTGTTTCTTTTCGCCTTTCGGTTCTACGAGTCATGGCTTTATGATAATCATCTGAATTATCAACCAAGAAATGCAATTCTTGATTATCTATAAACTCATACAAACGGTCTGGATGTGTGCTGAAATTCATCCAGGCTTGTACATCGAGTCCAAACCCCATCTGATTAACTGTAACTCGTGAAGTTAAACCTAATAAATTACCTGTATCTCCGTGAAATAGACCACCACCAGAGTTACCAAATATAGCAGGGGCATTTGCCATCAAATAGTTTTTCTGTTCTATAATCTCACGTAGAGATGTAATAGTTCCACTATTACCAAATGGGTCATGCAATAAACTACAACCAGATGTTACTACGTTATCAAATAAACGTAGCGACTTAATTTCATCTTCAGGAATAATAGTAGCTACATAATCCATTTTGTTAGGATTGTGTAACTTAATTGCCGCTAGGTCATGATGTTTATCATATGCAATTATATCACCCGTAGTGGCATTGGAGGATACTAATCTACTACCCAAGTATTGGAAAATTTCAACTACAACTTCCTCAAAATAATCTGTCTTACGATTACGTTTAAGGACGCTATCAAACTCATCCCTCATTTTAATAGCCGCATCTACTACATGCTGACATGTGAAAACTATGTTAATGAATTCATTCGGATTTTTAGGGTCTGGCTCTGAGTAAACAATAACTCCTGAACCACCAGAAGAACCAGCACGTACTCTTGTAACTGGATATAGAATCTGTTTATGAAGCTCGTCATTTCCCAGCATATACTCTTCTCCGCAATTTTAACTTAGGGTTCTCTTTTTGAATTCTCTCTAGAAAATCAAACCAATCCTCAACACGTTGATATTTACCACCTAAATTGATGCAATCTTTATTTTGATATGTGTCCATCAAAAAGCATTGTTCAGTAATTTTATCTTGATATTGAGCAATTTTATGGGGTGAATCATCCAAAAAATAATCGGCTATCGGTATATTATCAATGTCCTCCTTAAAATATATGGGGAAATTAATAGAAGGGAAATATTCATCTAGCCACTCATAAGTAATATCTTCCTTAGTTCTAGCAGTAAGTAAAAATAGTTCTACGTC